GAAGCTATGTACTGTTTCACGCAAATCATCTAACTCAATATCATATCCTGCACTATCAACTACAGGAATAATCTTATCTAATAGATTGATATAACTGCTACCACCTAAGCTAAAATAACTTACCTTTCCATTCCATCTACCAAGTCTAACAGAAGGAAGATACCTTGCACCTGGTACCTCGTATTCAAACATCTTCATTAATTTTTTGCGTTCGGTTAACTCAAGACCTTCTATCTTACAGTTGACCTCATCTTTTATTATTATTTTACATGGTTTCATTTAATCTCAATTGGGTTAGAATTTACTAAATTAATTACTTTTGCTGCGTATGGACTTCCGAATCCTGCAAAGCTATATGATGACATAGACTTTAATAGAACCGGCATTTCATATTTGTTACTGTTCCATGTTATCTTACGCATGTTAGATGTTTCTACTGGAAAGTTAATATGTTGTACTAGTGCTTTGGCAAAATCATGTACATCTTCTTTAGCATACATAAGTGATGCATGTAATGCGTAATCACAATTTATTTTTTTAAGCTTTTCTGCTAATCCTTCTACATCAGATACTTCATGTGTAACTTGCCTATTGACTGCAAAATGTAAATCTTCAATAGAATGTTCTGACAATAGTTGTTTTTGTAGTTTATAACTAATTTTTATTCCATAGGAACAAAGTATTGCTAATGTATTTAAACTGGTGCTAAGTTCAATATGCTTTGTCGCATTGTTTAGGGATTCATTTAGATTAGCAATATACAATCTATCATTACACTTAACTAGTGTAGGATCCCAACATTGGCTTTCATCATATATAGAAATTTCATTAATTATATTTTGTATTGTATCACAAAATTTTATTTCATTGTAATGTTTCATAACACAATTAATGATAAGCTTTAATTTGTACAAACCATATTCTGTGTTATATAACCTTTTTTCTCTATTCCAAACCATTACTGAATGATCTCTGAATTCTTGAACAAAGGCTTGCTTAAAAGGGCATCTCAAAATCAACTCATTATTTTCAACACTTATTTGTGCATGAGTAAATTCAGGGCTACTTTGTATTATAGGTAGTGTCCAAGATATTTCAGACAGTTGGTCCGCATCATAGTTTAGCGTAGATAATTGTTTCTTATATTTTTTAACTACTTTAGTAAAAAGTGCTGCCTGATTACTTGTGATTGCTTTTCTTGGCAATACATTGGTCAATTGTAGATTATAGAAAAACTTTTGATCGTAGCGGGATAAACTTACATGATTTAACATTAAGTCCAAAACTTCTTCAGCGTTTAGTATCCTGTTCATAATAATAGTATAACTTAATCAGAAACTTTATACAACACAAATGGCTAATGGGAGCCGAAGCTCCCATTGCCTAGTTGTGAATCTTAACTACGTTTCATGCAAGTAGTGCTTGCAAGCATCTTCCAGTTCGGGCTAATCTTGACTAGATCAGCAATTTTCAGACACATACGCAAACTAAGTTCATGCAGTTTAGATTTGTTTTCTTGCATGAATTCAAAAATCTGTTCTGCAACACCATCTTCAAAACTGTAGTCGCGGAACAGACCACCATCACTGTCACGGTGAACTTGTTTAATACGCAGCATCTTGTCACGCTCTGTATCAATAGTCAGGTCAAGAAAGTGACAACGTGACTGAAGTGCCTCGAGGTGATCTTGCAATTTTTTAGACTTGACGTTTTCAAACTTCAAGTTAGTGATGAAAATAGCACTACCCTCAAAGTTAAACTGATCTGGGATACCCTCACGGCGCAGCATAGAACTATCACTGTTCCAGCAAATGCGTCTACGTTTGCCTGAATCAAGTGCTGCCTTAAGAATGTTCAGTGACAGGTCATCTTGAAATACAGAATCGCAGTCATCAAACACTAGTACGTTTTTCTTGTCAGAATATTTGTACAGTTGCGCATACAGACCCAGTGCAGTCATTGCCCCTTTTACAATCTCAAAACGAACACGTTTGCCAGCAAGCTTGTCAAACATGCTTGCTTTTTCTAGTTGAGTTTCAACACCGAAACTCTTACCGACACCTGGGGGGCCTGACACAATCATTGCCCGAATATCACTATTAATTGCTGCCTTAGTCATTTCATCAAGTACAGCAAAGCGGGTAGCAATGCGATCCATTGCTTCTTCATCAGTTTCTACTTGTTTTACTTCTTTTGCTTTAAAAGCAATTGCGTTTTCTGTCACCTTAGGCTCTCCGTCTACAAATACAATATCGTTAATAGAATTGACTTTCACTTTGACCACATCAATTGCAATGTCAAACTGTCCGTCATTTTTTACAGTAATATAATTACCTTTTTTACCTGTCTGAAAATCTTTGACAAGTGTGAATTCTTGATTGATTACGGGCTTGTTACGATATTCACCGAACTTGACAAGAATCGTACTCATTTATAGCTCCTAATTATCAATTGAACCGTTATTATACAGTGTATTGAATTATTTGTCAAGCAATAAAACCCATTTGCATTTCTTCATCATACCAAGCAACTGCATTGCCATTCAATTCATACACAAGCACCGGCATTGCTTGAATATTAATATTGTCAAACTTGAACTTTTTAGTGAATAATGCTTCCAAAACATCAAAATCTTCGTCAGATGCAGAGAAATCAACAGTTGCAAAGTTGCTATTAACGAAAGTGTCTATATCGTACATGTGATCTCCAATTCATCAAGTTAAGATGCTATTATATAGCCAACTGGATTTATTGTCAAATGTTACAAATTTAGCAACTTGAAGTTCTTTATGTTGCTAAAATGTAAATCATCTTGAGTATGCGGTACAAAACGTGCATTTACTACTAATTCATCTTTTTCAAAAACACAGTCAAATAACGGCTGTAGTTCGTTATCTTTGTTGACGTACATTTTATACAAGTGCTTTTTAGAGTCGTGAAACCAATAATGAAACACAGTGCCAGATTTATTTGTAGACACTAATTTTTTAACTGGAGTCAGTGTACGAATCCCGATTCCGGTTTGTTGCTCAGTATTATTTGATTCCATACGCAACTTATCAATTTCTTGATCATAAACATAGAACTCAGGCAAACGATAAATCATACCTTCATACTTTTCTGGATATCTTACAGTATAATTATTTGTTAGGTAAGTAGACAAATCCTGTCTGAACTTACTCATTGGCTTACCCTTAAGAGTACGCACCATTAGTTTCTTACTATAATAGTCACGGATATCATTAGCCATTTGTCTATCAGCATCCGAAACTTCGTGGTCATTGGCGTATTTGTTGAACGCTTGCCTTATGCGAAAGTTTTTGCAACTTGCAGCTAGTGAATCTGTTGGATGCTCTACTAACCTTTCAGAAGGAGGTCTACTCTCTATTTCATTAAAGATGTCATCCAATGATGATATACTGTATCCACGGTTCATTCCAGTGAGTTGGGTTAATCCTTTTCCTGTAAAAATAGGAGTACTCATAGTGTTACATCTTCCATTCCAGCAGTTCTAAGTCTAACGATATGTCCCATCTGCCATTGCTTAGCATCAAGACCCTTAAGTACACCTAACCAACGATTACGCAGTAATGCAACCTCGTTGATTATAGTTTCAAAATCAATAACCTCTTCTTCACCGTCTACATACTTTTCAGCATCACGGCTGGTTAAGACTCTATTATACGCTTCTAAATATTTTTGAAAATGTTTTCGGCGAATTTTCCGTAACTGGATATTAAGGAAATTAAGCACCGCTTCAATCTCTTGTAGTTGATTGAAACGGTGTTCTGTGATACCCGGAAGTGCTGAGATATTCTTTTCTAAGTTACCATAAATCTTTACATCACCTTTTGCTTGTAATAATTCGGCATCATAGTGTGCAATAAAATCAGGGATAGATGATAAATCAGTTGAAACTTTGGTATACCAAGTCATGTGTGTCCTATTTAATAACGGTCATCGTCATAATCATAATCATCATAATCATCTTCTTCCTCATCATGTAGATTATGGTCGTCAAGAAAGAGCAATGCTTTGGCAATATCTTTATCACCTCTGAATTCCTCTTTTATTTCACTGGCTTCATAATTATTTTCCATTAAATAATTTACCAGTGTCTCTGCTGCTTCTTTCCTTTCGTTTAGGTCAATATGCATACGCAATGCTTCCCAAACTTCTGCAATTGTGTCTAAATTTGTCATGCTGCCTCCTGTTCAATATCAGCAACATTACTTAGCTTATTTGGTTGATTTTTACTAAACTCAGCCATTACTTTATCTAGACAACCATCTTCATTGCTTTCCCAACCTTTACGGAACATCTTCAAAACTTCTCCGTCATTAGTTGTGTATGCAAGACGATTACCTTCTTTGGTCAATAAACCTTCTTTTTCAAACAAGTCAAGTAGTCCACTATATGGATTCATACCTGTTGAATATGGAATCTTAATTTGAAGTGATTCAAATGGCTTTGCGTAACGTGTTTTCATAATCTTACATGCGGCACGAATACCATTTACTTCACTTACTTTATTACCATCTTCATCTTCTTTGAGTTTTAGTTTCTTCATTGCAACAACGATACTTGATGCGTAGACGAAACCTTGACCACCACTAATTTTATCATCTGGATCAAACATGTCTTGTGATGCATACGTATGATTAGTTGCTACCATACCAATATTCAATGCACCAAACATATTAACACAGTTACGTACAAGTGCTGTAAGTGCTTTAGGTTTGCGACCCATGTCACCTTTCAAATCACCTGCATCAAATTGATTAACATCAGTCGGTGTCAACAACATGCCAAGACTGTCTAACACAAATAAAACTTTAGGTCTATCTTCTGGTGATAATGTTTTATAATCGGCTACAAATTTACTAACTGTTTTAGCTACGTCATCAATCATAGCCATGTTTAATTTCAACAATTTATCTTCTGCTGTATCGACTCCTAATGCTTTGAGCCAATCTTCATCCAAAGCGTTTTCTGAATCAATAAGTACAACGAATATGCCTTGTTGCTGAGCATGGCGTACCAAGTTGCCAGAACAGATATAACTTTTGCCGGAACCACTTTCTCCAGCAAATACAGTGACCTTACCAAGAGGAACGCCTTTGCTAAAATCACCACTAATAAGATAATTGAGTGCATAATTTCCTGTACTGATCCAGTCGGTCGGATCATTAAAACCTATGCTAAGTCCGTCAATGGACTTAGTTATTTCTTTTCTAAATTTACTAACATCAAATGGCTTAACCAAAATGTTCTCCTATTATTTTGTAATACGATACACGCCATTGGCTTTTTTGTCAATGATTTCAGGGCAACGTTCTGCAATAACATCAATATCCCAATCATTTGGGAAATGTCTTAGTGCTGCTCTTGCCCGATCTCTAACAATACTAGGAACTCTAGGTGTTTTACCTGGATCACAAAGTTCTTCAAGCAACTTTTTTCCTTGCTTTATGGCTAGGTATCTTTCGTCGGGTAGTGTCATAATTATTCTCCTTAGGTAGGGAACGGTGACGTTCCCTACCAATACCTTTTACTTAGGCAGCTTTATTTTGCCTTGCACGAATCATTGCTAGAATGTCTTGTGCTTTATCGCTTGTTGGTGTTGTTGGAACTTTGACAGGTTGTGATGCTGTTTCTGGTTCGTCATCCCAAGGTGCTGTTTCAGCTATGGGTGCGGTTGTGGCAGCAGTAGCTTGAACCGCTGTTACCTGTTCTTCCACCTTTGCACCTGCTGGTACATCAACTCCGTAAGGACGATAATATGCGCCCCAACGTTCTGGGTCATATGGACGACCATCTACACTTGCCTCAAACATTTCTTTAATGATGCGTAATTCTGCTTCACTAGGTTTCTTAGGAAGAAAATCTGCAAGATTAAAAAGACCATGTGATGCAATGGCTTCTTGTTCTGCCTCTGTCAGAGGAGACTCACGGCGACTCCATGTACTTGTGCTGTAATCAGCGTAACCACCTTTGCTTGTTTTCGTAACACGAAAATCAAGACCACGAACATAGTCAGTAGGTAGTTCAAGTATTTCTGGATCCATCAAACTTGATTTAATGATTGTAAAAATTTGTGGGCTGATAATAAATCTACGAATTGGATTCGCAGGAGTTTTATCATCTCCCATTGGGTTCTGACGAACAAAGCCTTGGAAAATATAACTACGCTTTTTCCAATACTTATTTGCCATATCCTTCAAACTTTCATCTTTATACCAAGGACGAACTTCTGCTAGTACTGGGCAGTTATCGCCATACATTTCTACGCATGGAACTTGTACCTGTACTTGTTTAACAGCACTGTCACCTTTAACGCCATTGAATGGTAGTTTGATAATTTGACGTTCTACCCAAAAGAATGTGTTACTAGAATTACCATCTGGCAAAAAGCGCAAAGTTGCACTTGTGCCTTCATCCATATTCCAGTGTGGGTAGATTGCGTTATCTGATTGTGAATTTGAATTATTACTTGATTTGTTTTCTTGCGCAGCAATACGTGCGCGGATTTCTGCTAGACTTGCCATTATATTTCTCCTTTAAAAATGTGCCTAAATTTGAGCCTAAGTATGCCTATGTGTTGTACGGAGACAACTGACACATTGAAACAATTATAACACTTGTTTCAAGTATGTCAATAGTATTTATCCCAGTTACGGGAAAATAATAATTTTATTTATCCAAACCGGATAGTTTTTTCATTCGTGCTATTAATGGATCAACACTTTCACTAGCACCTACTAGTTTACCTTTAAAAGGATGTTGTTTTTGTTTTTTACCAATTACTGGACTAATAGTTTTTGCTTTTTCGGTAGCACCAAGTTGCTTTGCTTTACTTTGTTGTTTATCCAAAGCTTCATCAACTGACTGATCTGTACCTGCTTCAATCTCTTCCAAATATGCGTCAAGCATTTGTTGTACATCTTTTAAATCTAAATCTAATGCTTTTGCTATTTCAGGATCACGATAACCTTCTATAGCCATTTCAACTGCACGTTCTATTAATTTTGGATCAAGTTTTGTATGATCTTCCATCATAGGAGGTGTTTGCTGAGGGGCTGGTTGTGGTGGAGGGGCAACTGGAGCAGGAGGTGGAACTGTTGCTGCCGGTGAAGCTACCTGTATGTCGCCCTTCATTACTCCTTTAATTTCTTTTGCTAAATCATGCAGATCATGATCCTCTGTTCTAAGCGCCCAACTTAATATAACATCACGTGAATCTGCATCAACATCAGTTGCTGCCAATTCATCTAATTCATTAAACAAATCTTCGTTTTCTAAATTGTATTTTGATAAAACATTTTTAGCATTTAATCCATCGTCGCCCACAGGTATTTCTTCAGCAAATTGTGCTGCTAAATCTTTAATTTGTATATTAGTATGAGGTTTTAACTTTTCATTAATAATGCTTTCTGTCCATTCTTCTAATTCAGTTACTTCATCAAGTTTACCACTTACTTTGTGTATACGCATTAGTACAGGCATTGCTCTTTCAATACGTGGATCGATACTTGAACTCATAAACATTTCAGCAAGGTCAGGTTGACCTATTCCCATATCTTCATTCAATGTTGGAGTCCAGTTTTCAAAATAAGCATTATACCCACGTTTACCTGCAAGTTTTTGTAATGATTCACGTATTTTTAAATAATGTTCAACTCCCTCACTTACTAAAACTTGTGTACTTTCGTTAAACTGTCCATTTCTAGTAGCACGTACAAACCCTGCCATACTAGAATATTCTTCTACCAAATTATTAATATGATTCCAACGGTCATCATTTACTTTACCACCTTCTGCAATATGTCGTGCATATATTCTTGCGATACCTGGCTTTTTAGTGTTGAGCAAAAATCTTTCACCGTCAACATTTTCCAAATATATTTTCTCGACGTTCCTAAAACGTTGCATACCTTCTTCCATATTTTTACTATGTTGAATCTTTATTTTTACGTTTGGTACGCTATCATTTAAACTTGCTCTTCTTCCAACAGGATGATAACTTTCTTTTAGTTTTTTGTTTTCTTCTCTCTTAGCCATTTCATCCTCTAAATTCTCAATGTCGTCACGCTCAAACCCTAATTGATAGTCATGTGCCCAGTCTTTAATATATTTGGATACTTCATTAAATGACATTTCATCATCATTTTCGCTGTGATTTGGGCTATCTAATACACTGTCCTCGACCCACAAAACAACATTGGCATCAACCACTGCTGCGTATACCTGACCATAATCTATGTCATTCATTTTAAAACTAAATTTAATAACGTCAGCTAATGAACCTAGTGGTACTGGCTTTCCAGCAGAATTTAATCGTGTTGGTCTAAACCCCTGAGTTTTTAAGAAATTGTAAAGTTGGTCTTGTAATGTTTCGTCTTTGATAGGCATATGCTAAATCCGATAATAATATGTATTTATCAGCCCAGCACTGCGTAAAAGGGTAAGGGAGGAAGAAACTCATCATAATCACGTATTTGACTTTCCAATTCGCTGACGTAATTTCCTAAATCTTGCAGCATTCTGGTTACCAATAATGAGGACATGACTAAATCATCAGTTTCTCCGGGTTTAGCTTTGTAAGATCCTGAGACAGCTACAAAGTTTTTAAGTTCACTAACCAATGATTTACTGTGGATTTTCATCTTTTTAGATTCAATTAGATGTTTAAATTTAGCACAAGCAGCGAGTTTAGATTTTTGAGTCGTGTTGTAGCCCTTACGTTTTTTAACACCTGTTTCAGTTAGAAAAGTACCTGATATATTATGTTCCCCGTATTCCTGCAATGAAATTAGTGCTGCTTCTCCAATAGAATTGTTCTCTATACTATAATAGATATTATTTGGTTCTTTGGTTAAGTCTACGATATAATCAGTGATTTGTTTCATTAATCGTACCTGTTCAGGAATCGCAGTTTGGTTATGTTTCCACTCACCTACTTGAGTAGTAGTGTTGGCTTCAAAGATTTGTATTGCTGCAGGATCGCTTCCTGTACCTAAACTAGGGTCTAATCCAATAACATATATATTACCCTTAGTTGGTTTTTTGTACCAACGTACCTGTCCTAATTTGTATATTGGTTCTGTCCCTTCTAATTCAAACAGTGCAACAGGATTAATTAATGTTTCATCCGCAATAATGAATTCACAATCCATCTCACGACGGAAACGCTCGTCACCTAATTGTGCCCTCATTTCACGTGCCCATGTTTCGTCACGTTCAGGATGTTCACTCCAATACGCACGATATGCACGGAAACCGTTAACACCTACATCAGTTTGATTTCCAAATTCATCTTCTGTCTTATTAGCCTGTTTCCAAATTAGTGCAAATTGATCTTCGTCACTGTTTGGGGTACTTGTGATAATTGCTTTACCACCAGTTGACAATGTTGGTGTGATAGAAGTCCAAAACTCTTGAGCAATCGTAGGTCTAACGAATGCAAACTCGTCAAGATATAATAATGAGATAGATAGACCACGACCTGTGTTTTCAGTTGTTGTGGCACTTATGATACGACTGCCATTATCAAAATCTAATGAGCCTTTGTTGTAAGTTACAACACCTGCTTTAATGTGATCAGGGCAGTTCTCGTATGCATAACGAATACGCTGCATGATTTCTTGTGCACCTGCGTACTTGTGCGCTGCAATTAATATTGTACTATCAGGAACAAACATAGCATACCAAAGTAGATAACCTGCTGCGCTAGTTGACTTACCTGTTTGTCGTGGCATTAGACTGATTGAAAAACGATATTTGTGATATGTTTCAATTAGTCTTTCTTGATAATCCCAAGGATGATACAACATGCTTCCCCTAGTTGGGTGCTGTATGTAAAAGAAGTTGTCCATAAAATATAGATACCCTTTAACTGGGTCACTACATTTTATAAAATCATCTAGTTGTTGGTCATTTGCAAATACAGTTTTTGCGTATGGCGTTTTGATAAGTGTTGATAAGCTCATGCCAATATTTAGTGACTGTTAAGTTACCTCTTCCCAATTTACCGAAGCATAAGTATTGACATTGTTTCCAGAAGTAACTAAACAAATGGTGTATTCGGTGGCTACACCGGTAAAAGTATTTCTTTCTAACTGATAAGCAAATAGAGCTTGTTCAGGGGCAGATCCAGCAAATTGATTACTACCTATAACTTGTTTCCAATCTACAATTCTTCCATTTGTAATTCCTGTAGCGGTAAGATTGTATTCAACGGAACTATTTGTTCCTGCACTTATCCAGGTGCCGCCTGAGGTTATTGCGCCTAGTCTTACCTCTACAGTAAAATTATTATTACCAGACAAACCTAAACTATAACCCGTAGGCAATACTATTGCTCCCAACCTATTAGATTTTAATCTCATGGAAAAAATAGGGTACAACGTATTAGGACTAGTCAGGTTATAAGGTGCATTAAGTGCATGACCTATACCAAAAGGACTGCCGGTTAATACGTATCCCCCTTCAGAAATTACTGTGCTACATATTTGTTTAAGCAAACTTGAACTTGCAGTCACTCCTGTGTTTTCTAGCTCAACCCTAATTGGTAAACACGCTGTTGTCATGTAAGTGCCTTGAACTATATTTGCATGATTAAACACATGTGCTAAAACAAACTGCCCATCGATGACGAATCCGCATCTAACACTACCTACACCTAACCATTCAATGTCAAAAAATAATATTTGTGCTTTAGTTTTGTCTAGTACTAATGTAGACGTACCTGTTCCATTTAATGGGTCTATATTCCAGTCTTTTTGTTCTACTGTTTCATATGTAATTGCTCCTGTAACATATGAACGAATTCTAAAATATAACGTAGTACCATCTTGTTCTAAAAACACACCATTATTTGTATCAAAATAACCTATACGCTGACGTAAATTAGTTTTGCCGGGTGCCATTACAAATGTAGTTAATATTTGTAAACTCTTACCTGGTTGATAGGCAAATACTCTGTTAGTTTCTCGGTATACTGCATCTCCACTTGCCGTACCTACACTAAGCTCCACTAACCCTGCATCTCCATTAGGTGTGGCGCTAGCAGTACCGTTGATGTACGTGTCAAACTTGCCTTGGTCGTTGTACCTGTAGAAACTATCAAATAAAGTATACGGATTACTAACACGCAATCTTCCAAATGCATCGTTCGTAGCAGGACTCGCACCACTAGTAGTTCTAATGACAGGTTGGCCCTGATCATTATACTCCATTGCTTTATGTAAGTTTAATAAATTAGTTTCTTGCGGGTGGATGTAATTTGTAGTATTAAGTCTAGCATCTAATCTACCGGAATGGTGTTCGGGGGTATAAAGTTGTGATGTATCGTCTGCCATAAATTATGGTCCAGGTGGTGTGTCAACCCAAGGACGACCTTCAATTAATCCACCTGGGTTAGGATTGTCTACTACAACGTTTCCGCTATAATATGTTGGTAATTCACTGATATCATAGTAAGGTCTACTGTTGCCTAACTCTAATCTTTCTAACTCAGACAATTCAAGTTTTCCAACTTGCCTATCTTCTAATGTAGGTAATCTTGATATTTTGTTTGCAGTACGTAATGATGAATCTTCTACAATATTATAACTTGCTAATGTATTTGCGGTGTTTAATTCTACGTCATTAAAAACTAAACTAAACCAACTTACATTACAGCTAGTTGACGATTCAATTAAGTCTTTTAAATCGCCGACTGTATTACCATTATCTATTGAATATGGATCATATTGTGCAGCATTTAACAAGCTTTGAACTGTGATATTAATTGTTGTCATGGCTTAGCTTGAAAATTAGGATACATTGAAAAGCTATCTGCTCTTAAATCACTAGGATGTTTTGGGCCATTGACTCCTCCACCTGCGTCTTTGGTTATCATATCTACTGTTGCAAAAACAGTGTCAGGACTATTTGCTAATTGGCTTTGGCAATCAGGGCAATCACAGTCATCGCCGCAACCACAATCGCCGGAGACTTCATCAGCAAAATCTGTTTGTTGTTCTTCTTTTCCGTCTAAATTATCTATTAAATCTAGCAGGTCTCTTATAAAATCGGTAGCTCTCATCTTTGTATTTATCTACCCAACTGTTCCTAAATCAGGGTCTGTGTCCCATGGATCAGCTTGTCCGGGAACAAATTTAGGCTTTTTTAATTTTTCAGTATCTAGTGGAACTGCGTTAGGGTCGTCCTCTGATGGATCATAAAGCTTTAATTTTTGAGATTTTTTACCAAAAGTTTTATAGTATTGCATTAAATCATCAAAGGTGTCACCAAGTTCTTCAGGAGGTGCCTGTAAGTCCTTAGGTTCGCGGCCGTATAATTCTTGACGCTGCCTTGTTTTTTCAAATTCTTTTTTCATCTGCTGGAAGCGTGAATCATCACTTTCATCTAAGAATTCATACATTCTCATAGTGGTTTCTCTCCTGTCATGTAGGGGAGACTGAACCACAACTTGAACCATTCGGGTGTTCCTGGTTGTATATTATTTTTCTTCATCATTTCTCCCTTCTCAGTGCCAGTCACACTCATGTTCATGCCACCAAAAGGACTCATGTTGGGCAACCCCGCAAGTTTTTTAAGTTCTTGCAGGGTTGTATCTTTAGTTTCAGGAAGGTTTACAGATTCTAACTTAGTGTAACCATTCATCAACTTTGCTTGTTTCCATACATCAAAAGTCATGTATGTATTTAGCAAGTTACTTAACGTCTAATGGTCTACGTTTGGTTGCTAAAATAGCGTAATATTTCTCTCTTGCTTTGACAGGTTCACCATCTTCATCTTGTCCAACTGTTAAGTCAAACTCAATGTTATTGAATTTCTCAATATCAAAACCAGTACGAACTAACAATGCTGCAAGCTGGGTTGAACCTAAAATGCTGTAATGATTAGGATTGTTTTCGTGTTTTCTATCACAGTCAGGGGCAGGAACTTCAATATAGATTGACGCATTTTGCTTTAACAATCTGTTATATTCCATCAAGCTGAATATAGGATAAGGACTATGTTCTAGTGCGTGGCGTAAAAAGATAAAATCTACACTTTCATCATAATAACCATCGGCTTGAGGGATAAAACTTAAGTCATAACCCTTAATAGTGTGCCCTTTACTTTCGCACAACTTGATATCTTCAGGGCTTAGTGTTACACCAACTAAGTTAGTATATCCACGGTCTTTCATTTCATCTAAGAAGTATCCTGGTCCACATCCCAAATCAAGTATTACCGCATCCTTAGATAATTCTAGCGGATCAACGTATGATTCAACTACTTGTGTAGTCAGTGATTTGTGGAATCCGCTTTCGCCTTCAGCATAGATATGACTAGCATAAAGCCATTCATTGTAAAATTTGAGTTTGATTAAGTCTAGTGTATTATTAATGTCTATCATACAAATCCTAAAAAGTATAAACTTACTTATTCAAGATTTATATAGTGAATTATTTTCCAAAACCTTTAAATGCTTGTACTGGACTAGATTTGTTAGTGGTATCTAATTCCATACTGCGTAGATTTCCATGATTTGCATCTTTTAGTTTGGTACCTATAGCCTTTGCAGCCTGTTTCATCATATCCTGCTCTAGTTTTGTGTATGGCTGTGCAGAATTGTCTTTACCAATCCAACTCTCAGAATCAATGTTAATTGGAATACCGGTTCCGTCAGCACAAGCAACTGCCATCATCATACGATTTAACTCATATGTCCTATCGTAACCGTCTGGATCACGAAACAAATCAACACCAACTGTTGCTTGCTTTTGGCGCTTTGTCATTTTACCTCTGCGCTTTGCTTCACTAATAAATTCTTTTGCTCTCATTAGGTATCAATCTTATATGAAATATTATGTGTGATGGTTGAACTGACGAACGGACTCACAATGACTCTTACATTATTTGCTGAAACGTCCATGTCATATGTTGTCACTGCGTTACCTGAAATTAATGTATTAAATGCAGTAAATGACACATTTGACCCGTCAGTGCTTAGCATTGCTACTAACGTAACAGTCTGGCTATTGTTGCTATTAGCCTCTCTGCTTGTTAAATCAAATTTACCAGCACTAAATTGGCTTGTTGGGACAGCATAAATTGCGATAGGACTAGTTGTGTTTGTTATGAAGGTATGGGTATCAATGGTTGTGTTTGGACTTGCACCATAATTAATACCACCTACTACTATATCCGCTTTAAGCGAAGGAAATACTGCGACATTAAAGTTCATAATGTTCGCATCTTCAGTAATATTGATATTACCAATATTCAATGCATTTGGGCTTAGATATAAATTACCAACTTGTCGTACCGGATCACCTATCGTCATAGCATCATCTACTAAAGGCATAATATTTGCCCCTATGTAGAAATTGCCCTCGTCTGGATTAAAGTTTAGATTTGTGCTGGATGAAAACGAATTTGTAATGACATTTCCATTAACAGAAACTAACTTAAACTGAACATCTCCATTAGACCCAGATGGAGTTAGATTGCTGGCCTCAGCAAAATTATTATTAATTTTGATGTATGCTACACGAAGCGGATCTCCCGATCCGTCGTTTGGAAGTGAACCTACATTAATTACTTCATATGCCATTTTGTAATCCCGTTGATCTAGTATTTATCGCCCAGATAAATAATATACTATGAAAAAATTACTCTTAACCCTACTATTAGTTTCTACGCAGGCTTTTGCTGCTAAAGCACCTCAGGGCGTTATGTATGATGCTCAAATTCTTAGAGTCAGTGACGGAGACACAATCGTTATTTCTGCTCCTTTTTTACCCGCTCCGTTGAAACCTGAACTCGCTGTCAGAATCTACGGGGTCGATACACCTGAAAAAGGTTTCAGAGCGAAATGCCCACAAGAAGATGAGCGCGGTAAACTGGCTACTAAATTTACGACTAACGCTGTAGCAAAGTCCACCAAACGTCAAGTTATCCTTTATGGTTGGGATAAGTTTGGTGGCCGTGTGTTGGGAGACATCATGCTAGACGGTCAAAGTCTACGTGGTATGCTGATTACTAATGGATTTGCTAGAGAATACTTCGGTGAAGCAAAACAAAGCTGGTGTAATTAATTACTTACCAGCGTTTTCGTAGATGTTCTTTTGTATTTGATACCACTCCTGCCAACCCTTGGCAATAACTGCACACTCATAATATTGTGTGTAGTTGTTTGCTACACTAGTAGCGATTTCACTTAACTTGGCATCTTCTTTGACTTGTGACAATGCAGGGCATTTAGTCATTAGCATATCAGGAGCATCAGGAAATTTAGCTTTTACAGGGACCGTTGTAGAACATCCTGATAACAACATTATGGAAATTATAGCTAGTTTTTTCATTTATTTGGCTCCTGAGCCGCATCGTTGATTGCTTTATAAAATTCTTTAGGTATTTCACACTGCCCACCGGGTGCAAATTTTGTATCGTATTTAACTATTTCTTTGTCAACGTATTTCACAATATCACGACCACGGGTTTTAATATATTCTTTCTTTACTACTATCTTTTCAACTAGTTTGACGTTTTCTTTCTGTGACTTAGCTTCTGCTTCCGCCATTTTTTGCTCCATTTCAGCAACTCTTAATTTCCAAACTTGTTCGTTTAGAATAGCCCCTTCCATAAATATACCAAAAGTAAGCAATATTATGCTTATAATTTGTATAGGAAGTTTATATTTATTGACTAAAGGAATGAAAGCTAGTAAGAATCCAGCTATGATGCCTATTACTCCAGCTAATGTTATTGAATGAAAGACCCAGTCGGGTGTAAATGATAGTATCCACATACACTTATTTATTACCAAAATACTCCGAATTTCTCAGCCAATCGTAATACTTTTTAAACCCTTCTTCTACATTGACCTTAGGACTATATTTAAAATCACGAATTGCTTTGTCAATACTTAGTCTGCCGCGTTTGGGAAAGCTTAAGTCACGAGGACCCACAATAAGTTCACCTTTACCCGCTAGTTCTATTGCAAGTTCTGCTGCATGTTTAAGAGTCCAAAGACGGTCTGCACTTCGGGTAATATTATAAGTTTGATTTGTTGTATTAGGACTTAGTGCTGCTTGAACTATACCCTCTGCTGCATCATCAACATATGTAAAATCAAGTATTTCATCAGGTCCATTGACCTTTAACGTTTGTCCTCGTATGGCTCCTAGAACAAATTTGCTAACCACCCTATCTTCCACATCAAGTTCGCCGTATACAGCACTAGGGCGAATAATAACGTGTTCAATACCAGTCCTGCGAGTATAATCTTGTACAAGTTTCTCTCCCATTAACTTAAAGATACCATACTGCCCAATGGGATTACATATACTATCTTCTGTTACATCATGCTCAAAGTCACCATAGACCATGCTTGAGCTAATATATAAAAATCTTTTTGTTTTATTCCTCACTGAGGCTTCTAATAGATTAGTAAGCCCCTCACACATAACTCTAGCACCCATTGCAGGTTGTGCTTCTACTGCTTTTTGTCTTGGATAACTAGCACAATGGATGACTAGTTCAGGTTTGAAAATTTCGAATGCTATATTTAAATCGTGGCTATTTGAAATATCTATCTGACGGTGTGTGTAGTTAGACAGTTTTTTACTACGTTCATTAATCAAATAATCTATCTGATGGTGAGGTATAAAACCATAATTAGTATGATTATCGATGATAAGGGTATCGTGATCATCCTGCAATTTTGCAACAATATTATGACCTATTAGGCCCATACCACCTGTGACTAGTATCTTCATTCGTATTTTAGTTTGTAGTAAGTTAATTGTTCTTCAGACATTTCAGCAGTAATAGTATACTGCCAGCCATATTCATAAAAGTTTCTATGCCAAGTAGGTTCAATAGTGTTTTTCATTACCCATTGACCCTTATCAGATTTTTCCCATTCAAAAAATGTGTGTGCTGCCCATAAATCAGGATCTTCAACATCGCTCATATTAAATTTATGAACAACAACTTTTATCATACCGCCATTGGAGCCTTTAAAGGACCATGTGATTGGTAGTCCTCTAAATGAATATCATCCATTGTGAACTTTGTAATGTCTTTAATGTCAAAATTTAAAAACAATTGTGGTAGAGGATATTCTTCTCTAGTAAGTTGTTCTTTGACCTTTTCTACATGATCTTTGTAAATGTGCGTATCACCCATACTAATCATTAACTCACCAACTTTAAGATTACATACATGAGCAATCATATGTGTGAGTAATGCATAGCTTGCTATGTTAAACGGCAATCCTAAGAAAACATCTACGCTACGTTGGTACATGTGACAACTAAGTTCATTATTTTTGTTTACATAGAATTGGCTCATTACGTGACAAGGAGGTAGTGCCATATCTTCTAGTTCGGCTACATTCCATGCACTTAATATATGTCTACGACTGTATGGATCTTTCTTTAAGTTATTAATCAATTGCAATAACTGATCAACTTTATTGATAGCGAATGAACCAACTTGCGGCATAAAGTCATATTGTTTCCAATCACGCCATTGAACTCCGTATACACGACCTAAATCACCTTCAAACTTTGCTTTGTCCTTCCAATAACTTGCTTGTGCATTTGGTGTCCATATAGTCACTGTACCATCACTAGTACCGTGTGTAATCTCTGCTAGCCTACGTTCATCACTACTTCCTTCAATGAACCATAATAATTCACCTACACAGGCTTTCCAAGCCAACTTTTTAGTTGTGATGGCTGGAAAGCCCCTACGCAAATCAAAGCGAATATTACGTCCAAACACACTAATAGTGCCAACGCCAGTTCTATCATCTCTAATTTCTCCGTTAGTTAATATATCTTCTAAAAGGTTATGGTATTGTTTCATAATTTACTTAAAATTCTATCAGTTTCAGGTTGCACTGTATCCGCAATTGTTTCTATGTTTAGAATGAATTCAAGATTAACTATGTCATCATCCAATTCATACAATTTTTTATTCACTATTTCTTCAATGTGGTCAGGTTCTAATCCCTGTTTAAGAAAAGAAGCAATATTAATAGTATGCTGACGTTTGCCTTTTAGTTTAACAACAATTTTTTTTACAAATTGAATTGGGATTCTATTTTTTTCGACATCTTCTAAAATATGTTCCCACTTATCGAAAAAGTTAGGCGACATTCTTTACTTTTTTAACTTTCACAGGTTTGGGTGCTACTTTAGGATTTAATGATGCTGCTTCATCCTTTAATCGTTTTGCTTCAGCTAACAATCCATTAGCTTCACGTTCCATCTTGTCAGCTTGCTCTAACCGCTGCTGTGCTAATGTAACATCATCTAGTGCACCAGGTGCTGCTGCAGCGGGCTGATTTTGATTACGCATTCTACGTGCAACATCAGCTGGATCTTGTAAACCTGAACTTGCGTCAAGTTCTGATAATCTTTTAACTGCTGCCTCACCTAATGCCATTTCATCTAATATTTTGTTAAGTTCTTCTAATTTGATTTTTGTATTTGGTGTAGGTGTCATCACGACTTGTGATGTTTGAATTTTTTTAAGTAGTCCCTCAGAATGAAAAACTTGCAAAATTATTTTGCCGTCAACTGTAAAACTTCTATTCAGTGCATCAGCTAGGTTCTCACTATTTTGCCCAATATCACTTTCAATACAGCGCATCAATGCATCATGTAGATGTGAATTTAATATCTCAGAATACACAATAAGGCACATATGAGGCTCGCCCGGAACCTCTCTAAAAATTACCGCAACCTTTCTATCCCCAACTTTACCAACATGTCTTGTAAAACTCATAATTTTCTCCTATAGGCTTATAAGCACAATTATTTAATTGCAAATACCTACTGGGAGATTTTTTAATTGGATGCACTTGCCCAAAGTAGTTCATACATCATGGCATCTTTTTCATCTTCAAAATAGACACAATAATTGGAAGCAATAAATTTACCATCAGTTTCTAAAGGTGCAAACGCATAACGTCCTGAAGTATTATTTTGGACCCATTGTCTACTTTGAAAATTGATAGTAGTTGGACACTTGATAAAATGGCGCGGAACGAAGTCTAATTCTCGCTCCGCAAACCATACTATGGGATTGACAATCACGTGATTACTCTTTTTTCACTATCAGTGATTCTATCTGACCACATTTTATGTCCGTTTTTACGAATATGTTCAACTATGAATTGAGGGTTGACTTTAAAGGCTTCAGTTAATTCTTCTTCAGATACATCATCCTCAACACTGAAGGTATAAATTTCGTAATTACGCTGAGGATTAAATCTAGCTCTCATCATTAATGCATCCAAAGGAGGGGCCTGTGGTACAGGCCTTTCCATTAGTGTAGCATACGTTATATTTGCGGAATATTCTGTGAGATTGCACAGATATTCTAATCCGTAACAATCCCACATAGCCAAATACGTATTAGTCTTGTTCGTCATCATTGCCTACCATTTTCACAATGGCATAACCAAACAAACCTACACATGCTATTAAAAATAAACCCACTGATAGTACAACATAAAATTCATCCATACTAGTCTCCTTTATTTGTCATCATAAATTGCGAAAGTACCGAACGGGGGATTAGGATCTTTATCACCATGAATGATCCATGTAGTATCGCAATAGTCCGCATCACCCCAGCTGCCGCAAGGATAGCCATCAGTGAATACGATCAATCGTTTCGGAACATTGCCAATTTCTTTCAAGTATTCAAAGATAGCATCAAAGTCAGTACCACCGCCACCTTGTGGTTCATACTCATCAATAGTTTCCATATTCTCACTATTGAAGTCTTGCGGGTTATAAATTTCAGTATCAAAACAGAATACATGAACTTTATAGCCATCAAATGCATCCATCATGCCTGCAATTTCACCTAAGAATGCTTTTGCTTGGCGGTCGCTGATAGAACCTGACATATCGATTGCAACAACAACATCAATTTCTTCACCAGGTGTCATGCCAGGCATAACTGCATCCATATGCCATCCTCTACGACTAGGACGCATCCAGCTATAGTCAGTGCGAATTGCACTAGTCAAGTTTGTTTGAATCAGTTCACGCCACGGCATGACAGGACTAGTAACATCTTTGATAAGACGTTCAACACCTTTAGGGATAGTACCTGCTTCAGCACTTTGTGCTGCAGCCAGAATAGCCTGTTTCATTTCTTGACGGGCTTGTTCACGCTCCTCAGGACTCATTTTCGGGCGTTTGCCTTTGCTAGTGCCACCACCATTACCTTCATTATCACCGTCGCAGCCGCCTTCACCCTCGTCATCACCATCCATATGATCGTCAAGCATTTTATCAAGCAGATCATCAATAGAAATTTTCTGCACGTTTTTCATGAGGTCATCATAGATAGCCTCAGCAGCCATACCGTCATATTTACTTTCATACAAGCAAGGGACACTTGTAATGAACTCACCCACTTTGTGACGTTTCAAATCTGCGTTAACAGCATAGTCATCTGCAATGTTCCAGATTTGAGGATCACGATTACCTCTACGACCCATATGATCGTAAACAACATGCAATACTTCATGACCAACTAGAAACTCAACCTCTTTAGTTTTGAGTTTAGTAATGAAACGTGAATTGTAATAGAATCGTTTGCCGTCAGTAGCGGCAGTGCTACACCATTCATCTGCGTTAACTAGTTGAAGGCGAGTAGCGAGGTTACCGAAAAAACTATGACGCAATAGCAAACCTACACGTGCAGTTACTAACCGTTCACGTGCGATAGCATCTACCTTAGGATCCATAGGACCAATAAGATCATCAAATTTTCTGCTGCGTTTTGATTTTTTAGTGGGTGCGAGTACATCACTCATAATATGCTCCTGTTCGTTTAGTTTTATTATTATAACTCATGTCTGATTTATTGTCAATGCAATGTGCGATTTTCACTTTGGATAAGTGCCTTGATAACATCTTCCATTGCTTCATTAAGTTCTGGGTCATTCTCAAAATCATCCATATCAACTGGCTGTGCCAATTCTGCAAGTTCTCCGCTATCTGCAAGTTCTTGAATTTGAGCAACAAGGTCATCTAGTTCTTCCTGTGTACCATCAAAATGATCAAGTGAGCCAGGGGCGAAAACTACCTTAATTGGTTTCTTTTCTTCAGTCATATATTATCCTTTAAAAAAGGGTGAGAATAGTTTACTACTCTCACCCAAATGGTATATCTCTATACCATGGAGCTACTTAAGAACCTGCTTCAACAATATACTTACCATATTTCTTGTGGAAGTCATCAAAGTTTTTCAACTGACTGGGTTCAATCGGAAGCTTGTATGTCTTAAGTGCAATTTTTGCACTAACAACAACCAGTTCAGTTTCAAAGTTATTCATTGCATATGCAAAGAAATTATCTGCCATTTCGTGGAATTTTTTCATATCCACTTTTTTGTTATCAACTGATTCTTTCAGTTCATAGCACATACTGATTGCAAGTGAATACATTGCAGAAACTTCCTTAACTGCGAGGTCTTTTACCTTACCGTTCAGAATGTCGCTCGGCTCAGGCATCTTACCTGCAAGCTTACGGTGTGCTGCAAATTTAACTGCAAGACCTTCACCGATTGCACCACTGATAAGATTAAACTGCGTATCAGTGTCCATATTTTCATCTTGCAACAGATCGCTAACAAAGCACCATGAACGCGGGGTAGCAAATGCACGGCTACTTGCTTTGCTATCAAAATCGTAAATGTCTTGCTTAGCAAAACTCAAATAGCCTACAACATCTTTGTGAATTTTCTTGTCAACTGCCCATGCTTGCCATGCAGCAAAATCAGGACGCATTTCAAGGTGAATGAAACGATTCGCAAGAGGCATCGGCATACGATAAGTAACACCTTTGTCACTATCACGATTACCTGCTGCAACAATCACAACATTGTCAGGGAGTTTATACTTACCCACTTGACGATTCAACACAAGTTGATAACCTGCTGCTTGTACCGCAGGTGGTGCAGAATTCATTTCATCGAGGAAAAGTACGATGAGTGGATACTTACTTGCAAGTTCCTCATCAGGTAGATCGACAGGTGGAGCCCAGTCCATTTTGTTGAGGTCTTTATTGAAATATGGGATACCACGAATATCTGTAGGCTCCATTTGTGCCATACGCAGGTCAATCATTAGACCGCCGAGTTCTTGTGCGACTTCAGCAACAACCTCAGACTTACCGATACCGGGAGGACCCCACAAGAAAATAGGGCGTTTAACTTTGAATGCAGTTAGCATTGCCTTACGGGCTTGAATACTAGTAATAGTGTGATTATCTGAAACTTTAGACATTGTAGCTCCTAAAAAATTTGTTTACAATTAATACTACAAAACGAATTATAATCTAACCCTGAATTATTGTCAAACTAGTTTTGGGCAGATTGTTCCAATTCACGAATTGATTCCATAATCTTGCGGCGTTGCTCATCAATTCGGGCATTAGTTTCCTCATCAAAGCAACCAGCCTGCTCATCAAGCATAATCAGGTCCTCGTACAGGCAGTCAATAAGTTCTTTGTCGGTCATTGCTTCAACGTCCTTAACACATTTTGTCCAAGTTTCCTCAACCCAAGTAGTCCACTCTTTTTCGGTCATTGTCCTAACCATAATATTTCTCCTTATGCCCAAACAAGTTCTTTTGCAGGGAAAGTAATATTGCCGTCATACTCAAGTTGGTCACGCTCAAACTGTGTGAGGTAGTCATTGTCAACCAACTCATAATCAACGATAGTTTCAGTATAATAATCGTTGGCTTTTTCAATTTGGTCACGCAGACACATTACAGCGGTAGTCGCTTCTTCCTCGTCCCAAATACCAGTGACTACGTATTCATCACCGCCTTTTGCTTTCCAATATGCATCAGGACCCACCCCAATAGAACCATCTTCGTTCCATGCGTAGTTTTCGTAAACTTGGGTGTAGATGACTACTTTCATGTTTAGCTCCTGTTGTTTGACTATACCGTTATTATATGACCTTTTGGATTTATTGTCAACCAAAAGTTGTTATCAATCTAGCAACGTCATGTATGCTTCAGGGTTCTTACTTGCAAACCATGCAAGACCGTTACGAACACCTTCATAATCGCCGAGCATTTCACAGCCCTTGAGATAATCATAAACTGCAACTTCCTCAGGGGTCAATACACAGGTCTCGCCCGAAAACGGGTTACGCACTTCAACGGGTTGCTCATCCATGATTGCGATACCGGGGAAAAGTTGAAAAATTGACGTAGACATTTATTGCTCCTTGTTATTGACTATACACATATTATAGCGCCAATTGGATTTATTGTCAACCAAAAGCCCCTTTCGGGGCTTGTTGTTAATTATGCAACTCGGGAATAACTTGCCCTGTAGAAACATTCATAGTCACCTGAAGCATAATCCTCGCAGAATTTCTTGGCTTCTTCCTCG